GAATTTTATCATTTGTGTTTTTTCACTATCCGTTTTTTCAACGAACCCTATGTTTTCCATCTGCTCTCCAGTAACTGGGCTAAGTTCTGAATCATTTTCAGATGCTATAACTATTCCATTTGCCTTATCATAGAAAACATTTTCAAGCACTGTTGTATCACCCTTGATGATATCAATGCCGTCTACCTTTTCAACTGATACAATATTTGCAAACTGATTTGCTGGTGAATCTACAAGACTCAACTCTACCAAATCATATTCCTTGATAATTCTAATTTGAGTATCTGACTTTTCATCATATGCATCGTCCCACTTATTCATGCGACCACCAATAGAAAATCCTGTAAGTGTTCCATCAAGAACTTTTTCCCATGTGTCCTGTGCGCCTTTTGAAACATATGCTGATACGTATACACCCTTGTAAAACTTTTTTGATTCAGGGTCAAAGTATTTATCTTCTTTAAAGTCTACCATTTTGCCTACTGCTAATGGTTGATGCATTTCTCTGATGTTCCCTCTGAATTTTGCAAAGGCATTCATTGATGCTTCTGCTGTTACGATGTCCATTTGCTTATCTAGATTGTCTAGTGATGCAAATCCAGAGACAAGTCTGCGTTCTTTGTCGACCTTACTAAAAGGCATCGATAGGCGAACATTGTCACCCTCAGTATTCCAATGGGCTTTAGAGATAGTCATGGTTATTATATTATATACCCTTTTTTGCTAATATATCACTATTCGGACATTTCGGTCATGTCGTCAAACTTTCTGCCTTCACCCTTTGGATTTCTTCCACTTACTGTGGCTGGTCCATCAGACTGGTTATTAGTTCTTTCAGTGTCCCGTGCTCGATTGGCATTATCGTTTGCTGCTTGTTCTGGCTTTGGATCAAACGGTTCATTTCCGCCCTCAATCTGAGGAAGACCAAGAAGTTCTCTTCCTTCATTTGGCATCATAACCTGAGTCTTAACAAGTCGCTCAATGATCTGTGACTGAGCAATCTCATCTGTAAGTGTAAGTTCGTTGAACTTAAACTCCAGAATATCTGTTTTCTCTTTTACGATCTTGTTGATCATCTTCTCAAGATTTCTTTGTGCTGGTCTTGCAACCTGCTCCTTAAATGTTCTGTCTTGAGATAGTGCAGCAGCGATGGCTGCTGAGTCAGAACCACCAATCTTAGAAAGCGGTACTTGGTGTGCGACAAGGATGTCGTCTCTGTTCTGCTTACGATACTCCTTAAATGATGCTTCCTGAATTCCGTTTTCTACAGGGTCCATCTTGAACTCTACCTTATTGGTATCAGAGTCTCCTGGTAGTGGAATATAAAGAGTTCTATGGTTTTGTCCCTTAAGTCCAGTCTGTAAAAATCTAAACATCTTATCCTCTGCCTCAGCAGATAACTTTGCACCCTTAAGAGTTACCACGTATCTTGGTGTTGCCTTGTTTTGGAAGTAGTCAATATTGTACTGTGATGCAAGTTGGTCTCCGTGAAGGGATCCAATTGCAGACATGATGTCTGGTACTCCATAAAATGTATTTAGTGGTGAGTATTCTTTAAAGTGAATGATCTCATTAGGACGAGTATCTGTTCCAAGTGGGTTTGGATTTGTTGCCCCAAAGTTGCGGAAGTAAACTACCTTATTTGCAATGACCTGGACAAAGCCATCACGAAGACGACGAACACGCATTGTTGTTGAAGGAATGTGCCCAACATATCCAATATCACCACGAACAGTTCTACCTACTTCAAGATAACCGTTTCCAGTTGCTTGCAAATCAGTAAACACTTTTTCCATTGTTGTAGTAAATGAATCTTCTGTGTTTAGAGATTCTAGCCAATCGCTTAGTTCAATCTTTGCTCGTTCAATTCTCTTACGTGCATTCTCTGCCGTCTTTGGTTCTGATGCTTCTAACTTAAGCATTGTTCTTGCAGAAACCTTAAACTCATATCCAAGTCCTACAATGTTTTCTACTTTTGCATCGATGGCTGCATGGTTTGCAAAAGATGTATCGTAAAAACTTGCAAGTTCATAAAGATTCCATGGTGGAGTAATTACATCGAATAGCCCATATGCATTTCTAAAAACTGTTCCAGAATTAATCTCTTTAGATTTTGCTCCATCACGGCCTGTGCTTTCTGCACGTGAACTATCAATGTATCCCTGTGTTGCTTCTCCCTTTAAAATGCGAGCAGTTCTTCTTTTAAAGTTGGAGTCCAAACCATTCAAGTCTTTGATTACATCCCAAGTTTGATTAAAAGGATCTTGTTTGATAAATGTGTCGTCTTCTGGTAGTGGACTATCTGTTTTTGCCCTAATAAAAAATTCTTTTTCTTCACTCATTAGTCATCACTTCCATACTTAGCAATAGTATCCTTTGCTGCTTGAACTGCTCCAAGATCGTTCAAAGAAGGAATTAACCCCTCTGCCATTCTTTGCTTCTGCTCAGAATACTCTTCTTCTGAAATTCTTGTTAGTCCTGGTACAAAGATGCATTCGCCATCTCCTTCATCCCCGTAATATTTTGCTGCTTCTTTAAGTTTAGAGATCTGAAGAATGTCGCCCTTCATTGACTCAATATTTAATACAGAGCCAGTTCCATCTGTAAACCACTTTCCATTTGCCCTTTTATAAACATATAGGCCCCACTCATAGTGCTTTTCGATGATTTTTGCACGAGACTCGCCCACTTGCCCCTTCATTTTAGGCAATTGCTTCTTCTTTTTACGTGGATCTTCCATATTCATAACAATAAGTATACCATATTACACAGCATCAAGTGTTTTTTGTTGCCAAGACACATCACCATAAGATGTGTATTCATACTTATTAAAAGTAAGCATGGAGTCTGAGTCAATAATAATCTTGTCTGTTCCAGTGTAACTCTTATATATATCAGAGGAGTCTACGCCATAGTAACTCTTTGTTGATAGAACCAAAACGCCCTTCCAAAGGGTAGATGAGTTTTTCCAGAAATACCATTCAATTGGATCTGCCCCAACCTGAACCTGCTTTACTCTAAACCATGGCCTTGTGGATGTTTGTTGAATTTCTTGAAGGTGTGTGGATTGGTAATAGGATATTGTGTTAAACATTATTGGACCATTAATTTTTAGGGATCCTACCACTGAGGAAAAGTCTAGCAGTTCTGGAAAACCTATTCCTAAAAATCCCCACTCTTTAACTGTTATGGATGGCTCTTTAACAATTTTACCATTCCAATAAAAAGCAATATCATTTTCTAAAGTTCCAGTTTTTGCATTTATTGCATAAATCTTTGCACGTTTTCCATCTGGATGGTTTGCTACCATGTAAAACTGAATGTGTCTATCTTTTGCTTCTATCTCAAATATCTTTGTTGGCGAATATGGGAAAAAATCGCTATCGTACCTTATTGCCGATTGCATTGCAACAAGTTTATAGTTAGTCGCTGTTGATGAATTAATTGGAACTACTAATCCTCTATCTACCGCTGGGTCGTATTGACCTCTAAGTTCTATACCGCTATATCTAGTTAAATAAAGATATGGAGTGCTTCCTTTATAAATTGAAAATGGGTTATTAGTTTTGTAGTCGTAATATACTCCAGACTTTCTATATGGATAGATGTTGCTTCCAAATCTAGTTCCTATTGGGTTTGGAGAAGAGTCATTAAAGGCCTGAGAACATAGTTGCAGATTTCTTAAAAATACATTGCCCATTTTTAATCCATTGATTTTAAACTCTAAGTGTAAAACTAAGGAAAGGTCTGTAATGTTTGACTGCTTTGGTGGATATACAATCATGTTATTTACAACCTCATATTTTGTAGTCATCCAGTTTGAGCCAGGAGTAACTGTTCCATACTTTTCTGGTTTTTCTTGATTAGTAAAGTAATTCTCTACAGCGTTAGCGCCTGATTCAGTGTATTGAAATGTTATATAAGATCTAACCAGTGACGTTTCTGTATCATATTTAAAAGTTTTTGTGGATCTATTTTTTAGATCTAGGTAATTATCAAATCCTGTGAACAAGTGGTTATCAAGTGCCGTGTAAGATCTCTGTATAGGAGATGCATACTCTGACAAAAGTTCTTCATAAGACCATTCGCCTTCTTGGGACTCTTGGGTAAATTTAGATGGGGCTGGATAGTTAATATTAAACTGCAAAAAGTCTAGGTCATAATAATTATCTCCACGAGCATCTGTTATGTATTGTGCAAAATATGTTAGTGGTATGTTATCTTCCCAGTAACCCTGTAAACCGATGTCCAAGGTATATGAGCCGAAATACTCCTTTGGAAGCAAGGTGTAACTTGCCAGATGGTTTAAGGCTATATCTATCGAAACATCATCTATATCAACAGAAGAAAGTTCAGTTGACAGTGGTGATATATCAACTCCTCCACCATCTACAGTTGTTGCTCCCTCGATAAATTCAAAACCTTGATTAAAGTTAAGTGGAATACCAGTATCTTGTGTAAACATGTGAGATATTTTTTCAAAGTTTCTTTCGTTAGAAAACCCTACATTGTAAATCTTTCCATGAAAAGTATTGGACAACTCTTTTCTTCCACCCACATAGCATTTAACCGCAGATCTATTACCAAAAATTGAATCAAGTTCAGAAGCAAAAAATCTAACAAACTTATCAATGTTTAGCCCAACCAGAAACTGCTCACCTATTAGTAGTGGCTCAGTCTCCACAAGTCTAGATATGTTTCCAAGAGAGTTTTTAAAATTATAACTTATAACTGACTCATTTGACTCAGTTGGCTCAATAGTAATGGAAAACTCTTCAAGAGCATTTTCAGATTTTATTAAAAACAAGTACTCGGTGTCAGACACGTTTTTAGTTAATTTTATTACAGAATAAAAAGATTTTACTGGATCATTTATTTGCTCTAAAGAATCAAAAACAAAATACCCATCTTTCACTATATTGTTTTTTGTAAATGTTATGAAAAGTGTGTCTTCATTTTGCTCTAAACCTGAATCAGAGTAAAACTCAGACTCCGTTCTGCCATCAAGTACTATTGAAGGCAACTTATACTCTGGTGCAGATAGGTTACTATTTTTTATTATTAGGTTGTCTCTTACACCCTGATTCCATTTTCCAAGATCTGGATAAGAATAACTATTAGAATAATCTGCAAATGGATAGTCAATAAATATTGAAGATCCGCTATATGCTGTATTTATGTTTTCTGGAAACTCAACTCCTTGACCGTATACAAACCTTCTTTTGGCAACAGATATTGGAACCTGGTAAGAGTATATGGCAATACAATCAACATCTATTGGACTTACATCTTCATAAGACCAGAATCCAAGCCAGTCATTTTCCTTTTCTTCTGAAAGCAGTTCTGGAAAAGATAAGTCACTGGTTAAATAATTTAAGGATATAACCTGATCTCCATTGATAAGCAAAGAGGCGTTATTTTTGATAACTCTAATATGAATAAGCATTGGCCTTGTCCACTCACCAACAAAATGAGAGGCAAAGTTATTACCTATCTTTAACTGGATAAAAGGCCCATTAACATAAATTCCATCTGTAGAAGAAATTGGCCCAAAGATTCTTTTAAGTGTTGTTGAGTCTGAATTAATCCTAAGCCACATTTCTGCTGTGTACTCTTTATACTTTCCCGCCTCGTTTAAAAATCCAAAACCTGGAACAATTAGTGATGGAAAGTTGTCGTTAGTTGACAATGTTGTTAGGTTTGAAGATCCGTAAACTAAAGGAATTCCAGTATTTTTTGCAACAAGGGCATTGTCTTTAACAAAGTAATACCCGTTATTATCTGCAAGTCCGTAAGCACTTGCCTCAATTCCATAAAGTTGCTGAGACCCTAAATTTATTGATAGTGGAATTTCTATTTTTTCAACTCCAAGAGAGGTTGAGTTAAATTCTTCAGACCATTGACCAAAAGTAAAACCATTTGTTATGAAGGAATAATCTTCCTCTGTTCCACCTGAAATATAATTAATTTTTAACACTAGACGAAGAGTTGTGTTTTGACTTGGAATATCAAATGTTTGCGAAACAAAAATCCAGTTACCAAAAATCTCTGTTTCATAAAGTCTTGTAACCTCAATAGTGTTTCCACTATAGGTATCGTCATACTCATACCCAATTTCAACTCCAGTAATGTATGCACTTTCTGAATATAGGTAGCATCCAGTAGAAAATGTTGCAAGAGTTTTATTTAAATCATTAAAATTTAAAATATCTTCACTAACACATTTTACCTGACCGACAGTTGATTCTGGAATATCTCCTATAATTTTTGTAGTGTTGCTATCTACAAAAGGTTGTCCAGATGGTGTTAAAAGATTTGAGGACTCCCCTCCAGAAATATCCCAAAGATGTATGGATCTCTGTTGTTCTGTTATTAAAGAAATATAGTCAGCAGAGTCGTCAAGTGCCCAAAGAACCGTTGGGTGCTCGCTAAATATTTTTTCCGCATAAAGGTTTGAAGGAGTAGACATTATAAGTCTATTTTACCACAGAAGACTACTTGTTTATTTTAATTTCACAGTAGTCTGTTGTGCAGTATGCCTCACCTTGAGCCTCAAGATTATCTACGCCGTCATATATTGCACCAAAGTCAATATGCTTCAACTTACCAATATACGACTCATATTGCTCTTCAGTAATTTGAGTATATGGCTGCTGTGGATAAACAGTATTTCCCATTGGTAGAAATGAGACTGCTTTTAATTGCCCCTCGTACATATGTAGTGCTGGAACAACATGCTTTGACTCTGTTTCCTTGTCAAATGAAAGTGTTACAGAAACACCATTGTCTGACCAGTACTTTTGAGCAGTTGCAGCAAGAGCAATTTTTTCAAATAGAGTTACATCCTTTTCAGATCTTGGATGACCTGACTTGATTGGGAAGTAGACTACTGATGTGTTTGCTGACACTACGTCATCTTCAATTGTATACCCCGCTGCTTTAAACAAGTGCATCATTGGGTCTGTGTTTCCAAATCGAACTGCACGAAGGAAGAAGTTTCCTCCAGGTCCCCAGTGAACTCCAGGAGTTGCACCAGAAAGAATTGAAACTGACCCTGATGGCTTAACTGTTGTTACACGAATTGATTCACGAACACA